ATGGGGAGACACTCGTTCATAAGTGGGAGAACATTGACTCTCGCGGCAAGGAAGGGATTGAGGAAGTTACAGCGGTTGGCTTTGGTGCTGTGATGATCCGCAAGGAAGTATTTGAAAAGACTGGCAGACCTTGGTTTGATGCTGGTTGGGGTAAATCTGGTGTCTGTGGCGAGGATGTGTATTTCTGCGTCAAGGCTGGTGGAGAGGGATTTCAGACTTACGTTGACCATGAACTATCGATGCACATCCGGCACATTGGGACATACGAGTACGGATGGAAAGATTTTGAGCAATTAGAGGAATGATATGCCGTTTACCAGCTATTCGGAACTAAAGACTACGGTAGCAAACTATTTAGCCCGTAGTGACTTAACCTCAGTCATTCCTGACTTTATCCGATTAGCTGAGGAAAGACTAAGGCGAGACATTCGTACTCGCATGATGTTGACTGTTGCTACAACTACAACTACCGCAGCAGATTCTACCGTTGGATTGCCTCCAGATTTCCTAGAGATGCGTGACATACATCTGAACACGACGCCTGTGTTTACGTTGCGCTACAAGGCTCCTAATAGCTTCTATGAGACCGCAAGGACTACCGAGAGTGGTAGACCTGTGGACTATACGATTCTTGGTGGAGAGATTCAGTTAGCTCCTATTCCTGATACGGAATATACGTTGCAAATGTTGTATTACTCCAAGCCTACGCTATTGAGTGATACGAACGCGAGTAATGTATTCCTAGCGAACTATCCTGATGCTTTGTTGTATGCGTCGTTAGGGGAAGCAGAGCCGTACCTGATGAATGATGCTCGTCTACAGACTTGGGGTGCTTTGTACGAACGTGCGATAGCAGCTATCAATACGTCTGACCAGTCGAGTGAATATAGCGGTCAACCTATGTCTATGTCTTATAACGTGAGGTAAATCATGGCAGAAATGTCGAATTTTTTAGAGGACGCTCTGATTAACGCTACCTTGCGTAATACGAGCTATACCAGCCCTGCAACAGTTTATGTCGGTCTGTTTACGTCTGACCCGACTGATGCTGGCAGCGGTACTGAGGTATCTGGTGGGTCTTATGCTCGTACAGCGGTGACGTTTGGTGCGCCTAGTAACGGGACTTCTACGAATTCTGCTGCTGTTGAGTTCCCACAGGCTACAGGTTCATGGGGTACGGTTGGATGGATTGGAATCCATGATGCCTCGACTAGTGGGAATCTCTTGTATCACACAGCTTTAGATACGTCTAAGACGATTGATACGGGTGATATTTTTAAGATTGCTATTGGTTCGTTGTCTGTAACTTTGGCGTAAGGGGTAGAGAATGTCCACTATCGTCACAAGAGCAGGTAAAGGTAGTGCGCTCACTCATAACGAGGTGGATGCGAACTTCAATAACCTGAATAACGACAAGATTGAAGCTGCTCAGAGCGTTACCCTGACGAATAAAACGATCTCAGGAAGCAACAATACGTTATCTAATATTGGTAACTCATCACTAACGAATAGTAGTGTAACAATTGGCTCTACTAGCGTAAGTCTAGGCTCTACTGCTACGACTGTATCAGGACTGACGTTATCTAGTCCTACGATTAGTGGTGGGACTGTTGATAACGCTAGTGTAGGTGCTACGACACCGAGTTCTGGTGCGTTCACGACTTTATCTGCGTCAAGTACGGTTAGCGGCACAGGATTTTCTACTTATCTAGCCTCTCCACCTGCTATTGGTGGTACTACTCCTGCTGCTGGATCATTTACTACCCTATCTGCGACTGGAGTTACAACTGTTCAGGCTGGTACTGTCTCTGCACCAGCGATTACGACATCAGGCGATACCAACACAGGCGTATTTTTCCCTGCTGCGGATACTGTAGCGATAGGTACGGGTGGTACGGAAGCGTTGCGAGTGAATAGCTCCGGCAACCTCGGCATTGGGACGACTTCGCCGGGGGCGAAGCTGGCTGTCATTGGAACATCAGGCACTCTTTCAAATGCCGGTATTCGCGTTAATTCCACACCGGGAACACAAAGCGCAAGCTCAGGTCTTTGGTTGTCTGGCAACCAATCGACATCGCATTACAACTGGTTGTTGGCAAGCCAATACAACGTAAATGCAACGTTTGAAATAACTCCGTCAACTGCTGTTGATGGGGCAACGTTTAGCAATCCAGTTTATACCGTTTCCAATGCAGGTCTGCACAAATGGTTTAACGGAACCACCCAAGCGATGACGCTGGATGCGAGTGGGAATTTGCTGGTGGGGGCTACATCTGTTTCAGGTCTTACGCCTTCAGGCGCTGCAAAAGCACTTGTTTTAAATTCTACTGATGCAACACTTTCTGGTGCAGTAAGTTATGTTGCAAATGGAGTTATTAAAGCCTATCACTATGTTGATAGTGATGGATTGTTTGCCCATCAAGTTGTGTCAAACGCAGGGCAAAAGTTTTATACCAACAACACCGAACGCGCCCGTATCGACGCATCAGGCTTTACGCAGTTCTCAAGCAACCTTGTCATGCCGTATCAGGGTGCGCCAACATCTAAATCAACGACTGCAACACTTACTGGCGCAGAACTGATTACAGGCATCCTGAACACGACTGGAACGACCTACACCATCACGTTGCCAACAGGAACCAACATTGAAGGTGCTTTAACTTGGTCTGCGAACAACGTCTGTCTAGATTTTTTCGTTATCAACACGGCTTCTGGCACGATTACGATTGGTGCTAACGGCAACACGACGCTAGGTTCTTTAACTATCGCTACAGGTACATCAGCCCATTTCCGTATCCGTAGAACTGCGGCTAATACATTTACTGTTTATCGCTTGTAAGGAGCAATCATGACAACATTTATTTGGACAGTTACCGCGATGGACTGCATCCCTAATCAAGACGGAAATGCGGACGTGGTAAGCAATGTGCATTGGACTTGCTCTGGCACAGATGGACAGTATTCGGCTTCTGTATATAGCACCTGCGGATTGGGCTTTGAAGGCGGTGACTTTACGCCATACCCTGACTTGACTCAGGATCAGGTACTAAGCTGGATATGGGCTTCTGGTAGCGTTGATAAAGACGTAACCGAGGCTGCTGTAGAGCAACAGATTCAGAATCAAATTACACCATCTATCGTTACACCACCACTACCTTGGAGTGCTGCATGAAGTTTGAACTAGACCAGAACGAAGCGCAGTTTATCGTGCAAGTCATTGGCAACCTGCCAACACAGTCAGGAGCGCATCCGTTGTGGCAAAAGCTGGTAGCACAGTTTAACGAGCAGACCAAGGTTGAAACGGCAGAATGAGCCTTCAGTACGTCCTATATGACTATTGGGAGTACGGATATGCTGAAGGTGATGCGATTCTGGAGTTTGGGAGCGCATCAGTAACGGCAGAGGCTAGTGTTTCTGCTAGTGGGATTAGGATTCAGTTTGGTGCTGGTTCTGTTAATGGATTAGCAACAGTATCAGCAAATGCCATTAGAATAAGGTTAGGTTCTGGAAGCGTTACAAGTTCTGCAACTATATCTGCTGATGCGATTAGGGTTAGGACTGGTTCAGGATCGATATTAGGAGAGGCAACTGTATCTGCACTTGGAGGCGTGGTTTATTCGGCTTCTGGAGCGATTACAGGTGAGGCATTAGTCTCTGCTTATCCTAATGCTGTATGGGCTGGTAAAGGGGCTATAACGGCTTCTGTGACGGTTAGAGTTGATGGTCGTGTCGTTGGGGATGAATGGTCTGATGTTATCCCTGTAGCAAATACTTGGACTGAAAATGTAGTAACAGGAAATAACTGGCTGGCAATATCTCCGATTGGGAATAATTGGATTTCAACAAGATTTTATGATCCTTACGTTGAGATTGACTATTGGGAAGATGGATACGTTGACGATCAGTACGATTACTGGACGAAGCAAAACAGTTCAGCAACAAATTGGGTTAGACAATGAAGATTCCATTAGGTGAGTGGTTGCCAGATCAGCCCGGAGTTACAGGGGCGGTTACAGACGCTAAGAATTGTTATCCGGTAACTAGCGGATATGCGCCATTCCCTAGTGAGGCTGATTATTCTGGCAATGCTGGTCAAGAACTATTAGTTACCTTTGCTGGTAAGTATGCAGGTAATACGTTCCTATTTGCTGCTGGCGCGACTCAGATTTACAAGTTTGACTCTAACGATGCGAGTTTAGATGCCTTAACGACTACAGGATATACCGCTGTAGAAGGATGGGATGTTACTCAGTTCGGGACTAAGATGATTCTGGCTAATGGTCAGGATAAATTGCAGTCTTACGAAATTGGTGTTTCTACTTATGTAACTGATCTAGCTGCTGCTGCTCCTACTGCTAAGTTTGTAACGGTAGTAAGGGATTTTGTCGTAGCGGCTAGGGTTGCTGGTGACGAAAGTAAGGTTTATTGGTCAGATATCAATGATGAGACTGACTGGACTCCAAGTGCTGCAAGTCAATCAGATACGCAGATCATCCCTGATGGTGGGGATATTACAGGTTTAGCTGGTGGTGAATACGGTCTAATCTTCCTAGAGAGGGCGATTTACCGGATGACCTATGCTGGTAGCCCGTTTTTCTTCCAATTTGACGCTATTTCTAGGTCTTTAGGCTGTATTTCTAACGGTTCCATTGCTCAGTACGGCGGGATTACTTATTTCCTAGCGGATGACGGTTTTTATGCTTGTGATGGGCAGTCTACAAAGTCAATTGGTGCTGAAAAGGTTAATCGATGGTTCTTTTCTAATGCAAACCCTAGCGAAATCGCTACAGGGATGAGTGCAACCATTGATCCTGTTAGAAAATTAGTCATTTGGAAATTCAATAACTCATTTGCTGGTAAGAATTTGCTGATTTATTCGATTGATTTAGGCAAATGGTCGTATGCAGACACTACGGCTAACGGTATTGCTTATGTATTAACACCATCAGCGACGTTAGAGCAGGTAGATAACTATTCGGCAAGTATTGATGCTTTGCAGATTCCTTTGGATTCTAGGGTATTTGCTGGTGGGCAACTCTTATTTGCTGGTGTTGCAGGTCAAAAGATCATTGCTTTCTCAGGACAGCCTAAAACGGCTCAAATTACGACAGGTGACATTAACGTAGGTCGTTCTACGGTGACCTTAGTAAGACCGATAGTGGACAATGGTAGTGCTTCTGTGGCGATTTCTAGCCGTGACCTACTAACAGACTTGGTGGAGTTTTACCAAGATGTGCCTGCGGATGCAGAAAACCGAGTATCTATCCGTTCTAATGGCGAATTCCACAGACTGAGACTGACTCCAACTGGAAATAGTTGGGAAACAGCCGTAGAAATGGAAGTTGACGTAGTAAAGCAGGGTAATCGATGACGCAATTTCGCACATTGCCACCAATGGGAGGAGACCAGAGGCAGGTCGCTGAGGTTGTTCGTCAAATTATGGATGGAAAGACGAATAACACGGGGCAAATTACCTTAGCGACTGGAAATGCTACGACAACGACCTTATACGACGAGCGTATTGGGTATGACAGCCTGATATTCTTCGTGCCATTGTCGAGTGCTGCTGAGGAAGATTCTGCGCCTTACGGAGCGTTTCAGGACTCTACAGACCAAACAGCGGCAAATACAACGACGGCTTATGCTGTTTCATTTAATACAACAGACTATGAAAACGGAGTTTATCTTTCTAACAATTCTCGTCTTAATGTCAGGAATTATGGGATTTACAACATTCAGTTTTCTATTCAGTTAAAGAATACGACCAATGACGGTCAGGATATAGACATTTGGTTTAGGAAGAACGGAACTAACGTCACAGCATCGAATAGCCGATTCCACATTCCAGCTAGGAAAAGCTCTGGCGATCCTAGTCATTTAATTGCTGCGATGAATTACTTTCTGGAAATGAACGCAGGGGACTATGTAGAGATTATGTGGAGAACAACCGATATAGGTGTTTCTCTGGAGCATTTTGGAACCAGTACGACTCCAGATAGACCGTCAGTTCCGAGTGCTATCGTTACGTTGAGTTATGTAGCACCAGCAGCAACAACTAACCTATACGTTTCTACGCAGCAACAAGGTCAAGCAACTATTACACATTGGGCAAATGCTACAGCAGACAAAACTTACGGATATATCGTTGTCGGTTGAGTTCCGATACATACCAGTTGAGCAGTTACGTAACTGGTGGGGAACGATTCGACCCGGACTAGAGAAGGTCAAGACTCGGAGTCCTGAGAACTGGATTGTTGAGGATGTCTATACGGATTGCTTTAACCAGAAGGCGATGTTGTGGGTAGTTCTGAAAGACAATCATTTTGAGGGATTCTTTATCCTTCAGCCGATGGGTGAGGAGCTTCATGTTTGGGCTGCTTGGACGTTAAAAAATGATTATCAGTTGGTCGATTCAGGATTAAAATACATAAAAGACATGGCTCGTCAAGCAGGGGTGAAATACCTAAGTTTTTCTAGTCATAGGCAAGGATGGCAACGTAGGGCTAAAGACTACGGTTTCCGTCCTAGACGATGGATTTGCGAGGTGTAATATGGGCGGTGGAGGCGGTACTCAAGAGACAAAAACGGAGATTAGCCCGGAGTTTAAGCCGTACATAACGTATGCGCTAAGGGAAGGTCAGCGGCTATATCAAGGGATGCCAGCGGCTCCTGAGACTCTGGCAGTAGCTCCGTCAGCAGCGACTCAGCAAGCCTTACAGATGGCTCAACAAAGGGCTATAGCGGGTTCTCCGTTGCTCAAAGCTGCTCAGGAAGAACAGTTAGCTACGATTCAAGGTCGTGGTGTTAATCCGTTTCTAGGTGGTGCTTTAGAGCAAGCCAATCGATTAGCGGGTGAGCAATATACAAGGAACATTCAGGCTCTACAGTCTAAAGCGGCTTCTACTGGTCGTTATGGATCGGCTGCAATGGGTCAGCAAGCAGGTACGGCTCAGGATGTCTTTGCTCGTGCTTTAGCGGAACAAGGTGGTCAACTAGCGTATTCGAGTGCTGAAGCTGAGAGGGCTAGACAAGTTGCTGCATCTCAGGCTGCTCCACAGATGTCTGCTGCTGACTATGCTGATCTCCAGAGATTGTTACAAGTTGGACAAGCAGGAGAACAGTATCAGCAACAGGCTATTCAGGGTCGATTGGCTGCTCAAGACATTCCGTTACAAAGATTGCAACGTGCTGCGAATGTGTTCTATGGTGCGCCATTAGAGACTAAAACGACTTCGACTCCGCAGGGAGGTAAATAATGGGTGATCCGGTCACTATGGCGATGATTGGTGCTGGTGTAGGTGCTGTCACTAATCCTAGAAATCCGTTAGCTGGTGCGTTAATGGGTGGTGCATTAGGTGGTTTTGGTGGTGCTGCTGCTGGTGCTGGTAACGCTGCTGCTACTGCGACGATGACTGGTGCGAGTGCTGTACCTGCTGGAGCGTCTGCTGGTGTTGGCTCTACAGTTGGTGCTACTTTACCTGCTCAAGGTGCAGGGATATTTGCTACGCCTACGATGCCAGTTTATGCGGCTACAGGTGGTTCAACAGGTCTTATCGGATCGGCAACGGCTCCTGTAACGATGATGGATCGTCTAAAAGCTGTAGGGTCTTTTGCTAAAGAAAACCCGATGGTTGGTCAGATAGGTTCTAACGCATATCGGAGTTTGAACGAGCCTCAGCCTATAGCAGCAGCGGCTCCTCCGGGATTGTTGAGAGGAACTCCGCAACAAGAGCAGCCACCACAGTATGCGATGTCAATGCCACAAGTAAGTCTTATCTAAGGTGACGTATGGCGATTACAGACTATATCCCTAATATCTTTGGATCGACTCCAGAGGCTTATCAAGGGCTACTTACGCCTCAACAGAGTGTTGCTTTAGAGAAACGTGCAAACATTGGTGGCTTGCTAGGTTTCGCTGGTGCTTTGGCTCAAGGTATGAGTCCTCAAGGCTACCGTCGTTCGGCTTTACAGAACATTCTATCGGCTGCTGGTGCTGGCTATGGTGCTGCTGGTCAGACTTATGAGGCAGGGATTGGTCAACTAGCTAATTTGCAAAAGTTGCAACAATCTCAGGCTCAGATTGAGGCTATTAATCAGTTGGCAAAAGACCCTGCTGTTGCTGGCGATCCAGCAATGATGGCTTATCTACGAGCCAATCCTACTGAGGCAATTAAATATCTGGCAGAAACTAGGCAGTTCCAAAAGGCTAGACAGGCTGCTATGCCTACTGCTCCTGCACCTGCTGTAGTCCCTAGTCCTGCTGTAGTCCCTAGTCCTGCTGTAGTCCCTAGTCCTGCTGTTGAATCTACTACGCTTGCTCCGGTAATAGTTAATACTGGGAATCCAGAGATTGCAAGACTAGAAGCACAAATCCAACGTGGCTTGGTGGATGCTTCTGTGTACTCAGACTTGCGTAGACCACAAGACGCTGAAGCTACTTTGCGTAGTGTTGACCGTTTGCGTGAGCGTCAACAGCAAATAATGGCTGCTGATATTGACCTTGAGCAAAGAATTACTGATGCACCTGTTAGTTATAAAGAGCAATATAGAACATTACAATCTTTGAAAGATTCTTTGAAGCCTAAAGAATTTATTGATGCGCTTCAGAAGATTGATACGGCTGTTTTAGAGTCAGGTAAGCAATTTAAGTTTGAGGGTGCTGCTGGTAACTTTGCATACCGGATGTTTGGTACTAACGACATGACTAAGATGAATCCTCAACAGATGGATTTAGTCTTGCGTTATCAAAATGCACCAACTCAGGCAGATCAGACAAAAGTTGTCATAGATGCTCAACGCTTGAAAGAGGAAACAGGCGCAACAGTTCCTATTCCTACTTCTCGTGAGGCTATGATTAGCAATGTGCCATCTGTTGCACAACCTGTTGTTCAGCCTGTTGTTCAACCTATCGTTCAACCTGCGGCTGAACCTGTTGCACAACCAGTAGTATCTACTGTTACTAAAGC